CATCACCCCATTTGCGGCGGACAACAGCGTAAACGCGCTTTCGTTCGACGGTCTGATCACTCAGGCTTACAAGTCGGGTTCGGGTTCGTATGTTTCGAACCTTCGTGGTGCGGCACTGACCGGCGACGGCGAAGGCGGCATCGTTCAGATCGACGCGGCTCTCAAGTCGTTCTGGGACAACCTTCGTCTGAGCCCAGATTGCATCTGGGTTTCCTCGCAGGAAGCACTGTCGATCAGCCAGCTTATCCTTTCCGGTGGTGCAAGCAGCAATCTGCGCTTCACGGCCGATATGAAGGAAGGCATGGTTGCCGGTGGTGTGATGGTCAAGCAGTACCTCAACCGCTTCAGCATGGCTGGTGGCAACGTGATTCCGGTCCGTATCCACCCGAACATGCCAGCCGGTACGATCCTGATGACCACGTCGAAATTGCCTTACCCGCTGTCGAACGTCGGCAACGTGATGCAAGTTCGCACCCGTCAGGATTACTACCAGATCGAATGGCCGCTGCGTTCGCGTAAGTACGAATACGGCGTATATGCTGACGAAGTGCTTCAGCACTTCTTCCCGCCGAGCCTCGGCGTGATCGGTGGCATTGCAGCCGCGTGATCGGTAGCATTGCAGCCTAAATGAGTTGGGGGCGGTGGTTTTGGAAGTCACCGCCGCCCCTTCCTTTTAATTGCTGGGAGCAAAAACAATGACAAAGATGAATTTTCCTAAAGAGTTCAGCCAGATTGTGGTTGATAATTTTGTTTATACGCCGGACAAAAACGGCCAAATCGAAGTCGAAAACTCAGATCACATTCCTGAGATTGCAGCCCTTGGCGGCACTGTGCCCGACGCTGTGATTCATCAAGCCGCTGTTGAAGCCGCTATCGCCGCATCTTCCCCCGAAGATCAGGCGGCTTTGGCCAACAGCGTGGACGGAACAGAAGTTCCAACGGAAGATATGACACGGCCAAACATGATCGAATGGCTCCGTAAGAACGGAATCGCGATCAGCACGGCCAGTTCAAAAAGCGAAGCTTGGACCGCTATTCAGTCCTTTCTTGAGCAAGGCGACGGCTAATGGCTAATGGGATTGAACTGACCACTCTTGATCACGTTAAGGCGTGGCTGGCGATTGACGAGTCAAACACTGATTCTGACGATTATTTGCTACTCTTGATCAAGAGCGCGAGTCGGTTCGCCCTAAACTACATGCAGCGCGACAGCATGGCCGCAACCCAGTACAACGAGATGTACGACGGTTACGGCAAAAGTTACATGGTGCTTCGCCAGTATCCGGCAATTGATGTCCTTGCTCTATCGTTCAATGGTGTTCCCGTTGCAGAAGCGACGGGTAACGGGATCACCACCCCCTTTGCCGACGGCTTTGTTTTGGAATCCCCTAATGTCGCCCCAGCCCAGCAACGGCTTTCGCTTTTTGGTCGGGTCTTCCCACACCAGCGGTCTTCGGTCTATGTCAGCTATCGCGCTGGCTATCTGAAGAGCAATGAAAGCCACACAATCACCAACGCCTATGGGTTCTATCAGGCCCAAACCAGCAACACTTGGTTGGAAGACGATGGGGTTAAGCTGTCGAACGGCACCGCGCTAACTCGGGTTTATGTGGCTCCGGCCGACTTGGCCCCCATGCAGTATTGCGTGGACGAAGATGGGCTTTACAGCTTTGACTCCGCTCAAAACAACGCCACCGTTTTGATCAGCTACAGCTTTGTCCCGCCCGACGTCGAACAGGCCGTTTGGGAACTGGTTGGCGAACGCTACCGCGCCCAAGATCGTATCGGTCTGAACAGCAAGACGCTGGGCGGTCAAGAGACGGTCAGTTACGACATCCGTTCAATGTCGCCTTATATTCGCGAACTTTTGAACCCTTACAAACGGGTGGTTCCGGTCTAATGCTTTTGAATGTCACCTTGACGGGCGACCGTGAATTGATGGCTAGGCTGGACCGATTACCTTTGGCTGTCCACCAATCGCTGAAGCTAAAGATCACAATGCTGACTCTGAAGCTGGAAAAGCACGTCAAGACGAACAAGCTAAACGGGCAAGTTTTGAACCGAATCAGCGGCCGCTTGGCTCGGTCGATTGCTTCCAAGGTCGTGGATACGCCCGAATCCATTGTGGGCTCGGTCTTTTCGTCAGGCGACGTCAAGTACGCGGCGATTCACGAATTTGGCGGCCAGACCGCACCGCATTTGATTGTTCCTAAGAAGGCCCAGATGTTGGCGTTCATGGGCAAAAACGGCAACCAAGTGTTCGCCCGCAAAGTAAATCATCCGGGCTCTAAAATGCCTGAAAGGTCCTTCCTGCGATCCGCGCTTAATGATATGTCGGGCGAGATCCAGCGCGGCATGAAACAAGCCGTGATTAAAGGCGCTCAGGAGGCGATGAAAAAGTGAACAGGGAAGAGATCTTCGAAGCCCTTTTTGCTATAACGTCCGACGTTCGGTGGAACGTCGGATCCGACAATGCGCCTATTTGGGAAAACTTTAAGAGCCGCACTCGCCGAATCAAACTATTCAGCGACGTTCCAGACAAGGAACAGCCGTGGTTGGGGCAGTCCGAACACGGCGAGACGGCAAGCCAAGTGTCGCGGATGCCTTACAAGTTTGTCCTTCAGGCTCAATGGATCGTCTATCATGTGGCTGGAAAGCAGCCAAAGAGCATCCCAACGGTCAAGAACAACCAGATTCTGGACGCCCTACAGGCGGCCATTGCCCCAAAGGTCACAGACGAAGGCTATCCTGACGAAAGAAATACGTTAGGCGGTCTGGTCTATCATTGCTATTTTGATGGTGATATTTTCAAGGATCCCGGCGATATTGACGATCAGGCGATGCTTGTGATTCCGATCAAGATCTTGGTGCCTTAAAGGATATGATTATGGAAAAGACTGATACCGAAGAACCCGAAGGTTTGACCCCCGAAGTCGTTGAAGATGTAGTTTCAACGAATGACGAACCTGTTGACGAAGTATCTGCCATCGTCGTTACAGATGTGGTAGAGGATCAAATTAGGGCTGGTATTGACGCTTGGATTGCTTCCCATCTTCGGAATAGCACCTTCAGCGTTGACACCCCAGCTTGGAACCACTTCATGGATGGGCTGCCCGCCCTTATTTTGGGCATAACTAAGGAGGTCAAACAATGACGCAGTATGTGTTTGGTACCGGGCAGCTTTACAGCATCCCGACAGGTGGCGGTAACCCGCTTCGTATTGGTGCGTTGCAAGACGTATCGGTCGAATTTTCGGGCGACGTCAAGCAGCTTTACGGTCAGTACCAGTTCCCACTGGACGTGGCGCGTGGCAAAACCAAGATCGAAGGTAAGATCGGATCCGGTAACATCGACGTTGCCGCGTTCAATACGCTCTTCTTCGGTCAGACGGTCACGGGCACCAGCGAAAAGAAGCAAGCTATCAACGAAGCTGGAACAGTTCCGGCGTCTTCGACTTACACGGTGACGGTTGCCAACGCGGCTACCTTCTCTTTGGATCTCGGCGTCACCGACGTTCTGACCGGCAATCCGCTGACTCAGGTTGCTTCGTCTCCGGGCGCAAACCAGTACAGTGTTTCGTCTGTGGGTGTTTACACCTTCAACGTCGCTCAGGCCAGCAAGGCGATGCTGTTCAACTACCTCTACACGGCTCCAACGGCCAACAGCGGTACATTGAACCTGACCAACCAGCTTATGGGTACGACTCCTAAGTTCCAGTTGGTGGCTTCGCAGACGTACAACAGCAAGACTTTCACCTTGATGCTTTATGCCATCACGACTGAAAAGCTTTCGCTTCCGCTGAAGCAGGACGATCACTTGATTACCGAAATGAGCTTCTCGGCGTTTGCTGACGATCTGAATCGGATCGGTTACATGAGTACCACCAGTGCGACGGGCGGGGGCGCGTAACCGTCAACTGGACCGTTGGGAAACATTGGTGGTCGGTAGTGAAGGCGGTGTCCCAGCGGCGTCTTCACTACCACACCTCAAAATAAGGAAAATAACATGGCCAAGGTTACGATTGGCGGTGTGGAACATTCGATCCCACCCCTTAATTTCAAAGCAATCAAGCGGATCTGGCCGCTGATTAGCAAGCTGGACCAGTTCAATACACCAACCATCGAAAACGGCCTTGCCGCCGCTGAGATCGTTATTGAGGTTCTGGCCGCCGCGTTTGAACGCGAACACCCCGAATATACTGCCGATTGGATCGAAGAGAACATGCGGGCGGACGAGATCCCCAGCCTGAACTTGGCGATTCAGGATCTGATGGCAGAATCCGGCTTTGCTCAAACGACGGGCGACACCCCGTCGGGGGAAGCAAAAGGTCGAAAGAAGCGTTCGACGGCGACTTCGACCGAATAATTTCTGAACTGGTCGCCGCTGGTTGTTCCGGCGGCGATTGGGAAAAAGTCGAGGAGCGGTGGACCCTTCCCCGTTATTACGCGATGCAGGATCATTGGAAGCGATTCGGCCCCCCTGTTTACATTGCTGTTGCTGGCTATCTTGGATTGATAAAACCCAGTTCTAAGAGTAAATCAGACGGAATAGGGAATCTTGAAGAACTTGAGCGAATGTTCGCTTCGACCGGGGGCCAAATATGAGTGCAGACGTAAACGTCAGCTTTGGGGCAACAACCGGAGCATTTGATGCCGGAATCAATAAGATCCGGAGTTCTCTTGGTTCGTTGCAGGGTTCCACCAACCAGCTTGGTGGAACCTTCTCCAAATTAGCATCCAGCTTCAGCGGGATCTTCACAGGCGGATCCGCTAACGCGCTTGGAAGTATAACTTCAGCGATGGGCGGTCTGGCGTCTGGGGCTCAGGGG